CCCTCCCGGCCCTATTAAGTAAAGGAGTAAATAAGTGCCAGCGACATACGTAACCGAAGCGGAGCTACGAGCCAATTTAGGTATCGATAGTTTATATAGCTCAGACATCGTAGAGACGTGCTGCCAAGCTGCTCAAGATTTACTCAATCAATATTTATGGTTTGACTCAGCTCCGGTAGTGGGAGCAGCGCTACAAAATAACGTAGCTACTGTAATGATCGCTAACCCGGCTATTTTTACTACAGGCCAGAGCATAACCTTGAGTGGATGCGGCTCAACCTTTAACGGTACTTATACAGTTACCGGCACCGTCCCATGGAGCGCAGGCGGCACTAACGTATTACCTCCAATCTCTTGGAATACATACGCTTGGAATTGGCCACAGGGTTACAGCTTTATCCAATTTTCTAAAACAGCCGCTAACGTTAATTTTTTCCGTATCTTGCCTTATGGCTCAGCCGTTGGCGCTGATCTAAAAACAAACGCTTACGCTACTACTCCGGCCGTCCGTGAGGCCGCGATGATTTTGGCGGTAGATATTTTTCAAGCTCGACAAGTCTCCCAAACAGGCGGCGTATCCATCGATGGATTTAGTCCAAGCCCCTACAGAATGGGCAATAGCATGATCGGCAAAATTCGCGGGCTCATAGCCGGCTACACCAACCCTAATACGATGGTCGGATAATGCCAGCTCCTATTACTACGCTAAGAGCCTCACTAGCTGCCGCTCTTGATAACCCTAACGTTTGGAATACTTTTAGTTTTCCACCGGCTACCATAATCGCTAATAGCGTGATCGTGGCACCGGCAGATAACTACATAACTCCGAGTAATAACACTTACGCGGCTATCTCGCCTATGGCAAACCTAAAAATTATTATGACGGTGCCCATGTTTGACAACGAGGGAAACCTTAACGGTATTGAGACTATGGCTGTAGCTGTATTTAACAAGCTCGCCGCCTCAAGTATAAAAATGAATGTTGGCGCTATGAGTGCTCCATCCGTACTAGAGGTACAAAGTGGATCCCTTTTAACCGCTGATTTTTCCATATCAACCCTAACGAGCTGGAGCTAAACAATGGACCTAACACCTGAGGAGCTGGCTTTCTTGATAAAGATAGGTCAGACCGAAACACCAAAACCAAAACCAACAGCCAAGAAAGACGAGGACTAAATCGTGGCAATTTTTCTAAATAATAAGGTCGGCTTTAAGGTCGGCTCAACACCTGTAGATTTCACAGATCACGTAACAGCTTTTACGCTGACACAGCAATCGGACCAGATCGAAGTAACGGCCATGGGCTCGACAGCTCATCAATTTGTAACTGGGCTCTCAGCTGACACGATTACAGTAACGCTGCTCAACGACACAGCGGCAGGCTCTATCTTGGCAACGCTACAAGCTGCATACGGTACTACTATCCCGTTTAAGGCTATTCAAGATTACACAGCTGCCATATCTGCTACTAACGTTTTATACAGCGGCACAATCTTGATCGACAACCTAACTCCACTTAACGGCGCTGTAGCAGATGAGGGCATGATGGATCTTACATTTACCTGTAACTCCAAAACCGCCATCGCATCTACCGGTACATGGTAAATCTAACTAACTAACTAAGGGGCAAAAATGGCTAAATTAAAGATCGTACGTAATGATGGGACCGAGCTTGTAGGAGAAATCACGCCTAGCGTGGAGTATGCCTTTGAGCAATTTTACAAGATCGGTTTTCATCGTGCGTTTAGAGAGCAAGAGATGCAATCAATGGTCTATTACTTAGCTTGGGAAATTACAAAACGTGCAGGGGAAGCGCCAAAACCTTACGGTGAGGCTTTCATAGATACGCTGAAAAGCGTAACCGTGGAGGACAGCGACCCTTTAGCCTAAAGCGCGATCTCCCTTTTACTTACTTAATTGCGAGATTGAGCATAAGACTAGGGATCGCGCCGCAGGCGCTTTTGGATCTTGATAAAAATATGCTCGATGCATTAGTGCAAGGGCTTAAGGATGAGGCTAAGGAGGTCGAAAATGCCAGTAGAGGTAAGAGGCGCGGTCGCTCTTAGAAAAGCCTTAAGGCAATTTTCTCCTGATCTAGCTAAAGAAACCCAAAAAGAGTTAGCAGCGATCTTACGTCCCATCACCGTTAAGGCTCGAGGCTTTATACCTGCATCTGCACCGCTAAGCGGCTGGGGCTCAGGTAATGGCTACTTTCCTGCCTACAGCGCCTCAGAGGCGCGTAGAGGTATTGGCTACAAAGCCACACCATCAAAGCCTAATAACAATGGCTTTAGATCCCTTGCTCGCATATTTAATAAAAGCGCTGCCGGTGCTATCTATGAAACAGCTGGGCGTAAAAACCCTCAAGGTCGGCCACAGGCAAAGATGAGTCGAGTAGCTGTACCGGGTCATAAAAATTTTGGTAAGAATATCCGCTCCGGTAATAAAAACGAGTCCAAGTCTAATAACCCAAATGCAGGCGCACAGTTTATCGATGCGTTAAATAAAAGCGGTGAGATCGTAAACGCTTACGTGAGACAAGAGGGCCAAGCCGGACGAGCTAGCGGCAAGATGAAAGGCCGCGCAATCTTTAGAGCGTGGCAAGAGGACGGCGGCAAAACTCAGGCGGCTGTATTAAAAGCGATCGAGACGGCCGCTAATAAACTCAATGCAACGGCAAAGGGGTAAACGTGTCTAATATAGTTATAGATATTGCGGCCGAATTCACCGGTAAAGGTGCCTTTAAGAAAGCCGAAAACTCTACAGACAAATTAACCAAGGGTGTTAAAAGCCTTGCTAAAACTCTTGGCGTGGCATTTGGTACACAGCAAATCTTGGCATATGGAAAGGCAGCGGTAAAAGCCGCGGCAGAGGATGAAAAGGCTCAAAAGCAACTAGCCCTAGCTCTTAAAAACGTGGGCCTTGGTCGGCAGGCTGCCGCCTCTGAGGGCTATATACAAAAACTACAAAAAGAATACGGCATCCTCGATGACAATCTTAGGCCGGCGTATCAGACCCTAGCGGTCGCGACACGATCCACTACCGAGTCTCAAAAACTCTTACTCCTTGCCATGGATATTTCAGCCTCAAAATCTATCGATTTAGGCGTGGTGACAAAAGCCCTATCCAAGGCCTACCTAGGTAATACGACAGCCTTAGGTAAATTGGATACAGGCATATCTAAAGCCGATCTCAAAACTAAATCATTTGCAGAAATTACAGCCGAATTATCTAAAACCTTTGCCGGATCAGCTACCGCCTCTGCTAATACTTTCCAAGGCTCCATGGATAAATTGGCCGTCTCATCTGCTAACGCTCAGGAGATTATTGGCGAGGGTTTAATTAACTCTATTAAAATTTTAGGCGAGGATAGCAGCGTAACCGATCTAGCTACAGGTATGGAGGAATTTGCCACGGCTATATCCGAGTCCATCCAAGGCTTAGCCATCCTTATCGCTCAAATAAAAAGCATAGGTAATTTGCCCGGTGGTGCTAGCGGTGCGATATTTGACATAGATAAATTATTCAAGTTTACGATGATCCCATATTTAAGGAGCCTTGCAAAAGGTGCAAATCAGGGCTCGGCTAATGATCCTGCCGCAGGGCTAGCGCATCTTGCCGAGCTAGAGGCTAAGTACACCGCGGCAACTCTTAAGACAAGCAAGAAACTAACGGCAGAGGAATTAAAGCAGCTTAAGGCTAAGCAACTCAAGGCAGCCATCGATAAGGCTAACCTCGCTTTAGATAAGGGTGCGGAGGTTTTTGACCTTGAGCGGATCGGGTTACAGGCAGCTGAATTAAATCAAGCTGCACAATTAAGCAAGGTAACTAATCAAGCCCAGCTCTTACAAATTACTAATGACCTTGCTCGACTACAGGTTAAACAATCTATTTTGGATCTCGATAAGGCTATCGCTAGCCAAGACATAGCAGCTATAACCGCTGCCACTAATCAACTTAATGCCGATCTAAAGGTACTAGGCGTTTTAACTAATCAGAAAATTAAACTTACAGAAATAGAGACGATCCTTAAAGGCATCCTCCCTAAGGATCTAATTAATCTAACTAACCTAAATGAGGCTTTAGCTCTACTAAGTAGAATTAACGGTTTTGGCGGCGGCGGTATGGCATCTCACGCTAACCCTATTTTGAGCGATCCAAATGCTAGCCCTAAAGGTTTCCCTACAGGTGCCGCTATAAACGATGCCCTTGCTAACAATAGTTTTGTGCCTATCGTGCCCGGTACAGGCGGCGTATACGGTGGCTCCGGTCGTGCCGGTAATTACCCATCCTACGGATATCCCGGCTCAGATATGGGTTACGCTGGAGGATCTACTTACGTTGATATAACAATCAATGCAGGTTTTGGTACAGATCCCGAGGAATTAGCCCGAGTCGTGGAAAACGTATTTAATCAATCTACAGATAGAGGCACGTCCACTAATCGCAGCTCTGGAGTTTATGTCTCATGACGTGGATACCGGAGTGGAAAATTATCGTAGGTACGACCGTTTACGACAACGTACTCAGCGTAACAATGGCAACTGGCCGAGATGATATCGATCTACAATGCAACGCCGGCTATGCGCGTTTAGAAATTGTAAATACTAATAACCTGCCTTTTGATATTGACGTAACCGATAGTTTGACCCTTGAGTTAAAAAACAGCTCAGGCACTTACGTACCCGTATTTGGTGGCGAGGTCTCGGATTTTGGTATTTCTGTACGCTCTCCTGAGGAGGCAGGGTTTATAACAATCGGTAATATATTGGCCGTAGGATCCTTGGCTAAATTGACTAAGGCTCTCTTTCCCGATGCCTTGGCTAAGGAGGAGGACGGCACTCAAATATACGACATACTTAACGAGCTACTTATTAACTCTTGGTTTGAGGTAGCCCCAGCTTTACAATGGTTTAATTACGACCCTGCGACAACGTGGGCCGATGCTGAAAACGTAGGGCTCGGCGAGATAGATCAACCTGGCTTATATGAGATGATTTCACGATCTGCGGAGCCTTTTAGTAGCTATAACCTTTGCGCTCAAATTGCACAAAGCGCTTTAGGCCAGCTGTACGAGGACAAAGCCGGTCGAGTTTGTTATGCGGATGCAGATCACCGTACGACTTATTTATCCACTAACGGCTATACGACTATCTCGGCTAATTACGCTACTCCCTCGAGTATTAAAACAATTTTACAGATAGGCAAGATCCGTAACTCTCTAGTGTTTAATTATGGTAATAATTACAATAATAGCGCTACGGCTGTAGATACAGACTCGGTAGCCAATTACGGCAGGTACCAGCGTAACGTTACCTCTAACCTGCACAATTTGGCCGATGTTAATACCGTAATGAATAGAGAGCTTGGCCTACGCGCTATCCCTAGAGAGCAGCTACAAAACCTTACCTTTAGACTAGATAGCACCGCTTTACCGGATGCCGAGCGTAATAAACTCATAGACGTGTTTTTTGGGCAGCCTATGATTATTAACGATCTGCCGATTAGTATGTTTAACGGATCCTTTAACGGCTTTGTAGAGGGCTTTTCTATTAGAGCTACGCCGGCATATGTTGATATGACTTTAACTCTAAGCCCTACAGATTTCTCCTTAGTCGCGCCACAGTGGGACACGGTAAGTCCTCCTAGCCTGATTTGGACCGGCGTAAATGCTACGCTTGAATGGGAAAATGCAATCGGAGGTTTAACGTAATGGCAACTACTACGCCTAATTTTGGATGGCCGGTCCCTACATCGACCGACCTAGTTAAAGATGGTGCTACGGCTATCGAGGCCCTAGGTGACTCAATCGATGCCTCAATGCTCGATCTCAAGGGCGGCACTACTGGACAGGTATTAAGCAAAAACTCTAATACCGATATGGATTTTACGTGGATCGAGCAGGACGATACGACCCTTTCATTTAATGCTCAAACCGGTACCACATATTCCCTAGTAGCAGCGGACGTAAACAAGCTTGTAACTACATCTAACGCCTCAGCTGTAACGGTAACAGTACCGCCATCCGTATTTGTTGCAGGTAATCAAATTAACCTACAGAGTATCGGTGTAGGCCTTACATCATTTGTAGCCGGTGCAGGTGTAACTATTACATCAACAGGTGCAACGGCAGCTGCTCCAATCCTTAGAGCGCGTTACTCAGCTTGTACGATCATTTGCACGGCATCAAACACGTTTACAATAGTGGGCGATTTGAGCTAATGAGTCCCATACTCGGCATTTTAGCTAGTGCCAATTATCCAAGATCGACTAACTCTTATGAGTCAATCGCTACGGCCACAGGCTCAGGCGTATCATCGTTTACGTTTTCATCGATCCCATCAACCTATCAGCATTTGCAAATACGGCTTTATATTCCAAATTGCTCTACAGCTCCCGGTAACGTTTGGTATTACCCTAATGGAGACAGTACAGCAAATAAAACTTTACATGAATTGAATGGGACAGGGGCAGCAGCCGTATCTGCGGCCGTGACTGGTTTACCTTGGAATAGAATTTGCTACCAAGGTTTTGCTAACAGTTACCCACTTGTATCCGTTACAGATATTCTAGATTATTCAAATGCAAATAAATATAAAACTACTCGTGCTTTATGGGGTAATGACCTTAATAGTACTAATAGTTATGTTGCTCTTACATCTGGATATTCACCGATTACCGCCGCATTTACATCCCTAACGATCGGGCGAGATAGCGGAAATTTTCCTACAGGTACCTCTGTAGCCCTCTATGGAATTAAGGGGTAATCATGCCATCCACATACGAGCCAATAGCAACTACAACTTTAGGTAGTGCGGCAGCCACTTATCAATTTACCTCGATCCCATCGACTTACACCGATTTAATTGTGGTCATGCAGCCGGCTTTAAGCGTATCAAACAATGCTATTTATTTAGATTTTAACAACGACACAGCTACAAATTATAGTTTTACCGTTTTAAGTGGCAACGGATCAGCGGCTACCTCATCGAGAGGTACAAACGCCGGTTTAGGTAGTGTGGCAAATGATGTGTTATATCCATCCTCCACGTTAGGCGCTACCACCATAATTATAAATATCCAAAATTACGCCAATACCACAACAAATAAAACTTACCTTGTGAGGGGCGGCCAAGCAGGCAGCGGTACGCAAGAATTAGTAGGATTATGGAGAAATACAGCGGCTATTAATGCTATAAAATTTTATTCAGCTGGCTCTAACTTTAGTATTGGATCTACCTTTACCCTCTACGGAATTAAGGCGGCATAATGCCTACTACATTTACTAAAATATCCTCAATAACTGTACCTGTAGGAGGTGCATCAGGAATGGATTTTTTATCTATTCCTAGCACTTACACCGATCTCTGTGTAAAAGTATCGGTACGATCGGCATATTCATCTTTGTATCAAGACGTGCCGATTTATTTTAATAATAACGGTAGCGGTTATACCCTACGCCGATTAAGTGGAGATGGATCTACAGCGACCACTGGCTCAACAACTGGCCCGGGTCCGGCTGGAGGTTTAGCTAACTCAGCAACATCCACGAGTAACGTATTTGCTAGTTTCGAAATCTATATACCAAATTATGCCGGATCAGCATACAAATCTTATAGTATTGACTCGGTAATAGAAAACAATGGATCGGCTACTTTGCTCGATTTACAATCGGGTTTATGGTCTAACACCTCTGCAATAAATCAAATTTCAATTAGCGGAGCTGGGCAAACATTTGTGCAATATTCGACAGCAACCCTCTACGGCATCAAAAACTCATAAGGAGCAGACATGACAAAAGTAATCGAGATTAATTGCGAGACAGGACAGGTAGTCGAGAGAGCTTTAACAGCTCTTGAAATCGAGGCTAACGAGGCGGCGGCTGCCGTTTACCTTGAGCAAAAGGCCGAGGCTGATCGGCTAGCAGCTGAAAAGGCAGCGACTAAAGAGGCTGTACTCGCTAAACTCGGCTTAACGGCCGATGAGGTAGCGGCGCTTTTAGGCTAATGCTTACAAGCTACAACGGCTATCCGGCATCAAAGGATCAAGCCGAGATAAAAATAAAGGCGTATCAAATCGAGGGTACGGCTCTCCGGCTTAGGTGCGCCGAAAGTGTTGGGCCTCTTTTGGCCGCCTTTGCTGGGGAGTTTCATAAACTTATTGAGCCGTTAGATGCAGGTGCCTTAGACGATTGGGGCTATTGTTTTAGGATGGTACGCGGTACGACCGACAAGCTGAGCAACCACTCATCCGGCACGGCTATCGATCTAAACGCTACAAAGCATCCTCTCGGCAAGGTGGGCACTTTCCCAGCTGAAAAGGTGCCTATGATCCGGGCGCTCGCCAAAAAATACGGCCTAAAATGGGGCGGCGATTACAAGAGCCGAGCGGATGAGATGCACTTTGAGGTAGAGGTGTCACCGGCCAAGGCTAAGGCTTTAATCTCTAGTTTAGGTTTACAGTAATACAAATCCTAAAGGGCATTTGGGAGCAAGACAATGAAAGAGCAAGCGATAGCGGTAAGTAAGTCCTATCTAAGATCGGCTGTAGCATGTGTAGCAGCTCTCTATATGAGCGGAATTACAGATCCAAAAGTATTAGCTAATGCGTTTATCGCTGGGCTAATCGGGCCATTACTTAAGGCCGTACAACCGTCCGAGGGACAGTTTGGGGTAACTAAGTAATGGAAAGAGCCCAGCTTGTAATTGGTATTACCTTGGGGGTATTTACTATTTTGGGGTTATGGGCTGGGCTCATCCGTAAATTGGTTTTGTATTATCTTTCAGAGTTAAAGCCTGACGGTAACGGCGGCCATAATTTAGCCGGGCGCGTAGAGCGTATCGAGGTACGAGTAGATCGTATTTATGAGCTCTTGCTCGAGGACAGGCTAGCCAAGTGGCGACACGCCAAGAGGCTATAGGCTTTCATTTCTGACAAAAAGCCCTCATACTGATACTACAAACGCTGAGAGGGCTACTCGGTTAGTAGCTTGATCGGCCTTAACAAAGGGCGAAAGATGAATAGTGCAGACATATTAGTAAGCCTTGGAGCTTGTGCTTTAGGGTTTTTGTTTATGACA